CACTAAAGGAAATTCTAGAACAAGAACATTTAGATAGGGTTTTTGCAGACACTTGGGATAAACCTAGTGTAGCAGAAGGTAAAACTTTGTTTTGTAGTATGACCTGTGGTCGTTATAGTGACATTGACAGAATTTTTTCTCATGAAAGTGTAGCGAACGAGGCAAAATTTAGTGATAAGCGTTGTGAAATTAAAGAATTTCATGAAAAAAATAATAAGGAAGATAAATGAAATTATTTGCATACGGTTGTAGTTTTACATATGGTTCCGAATTAGCAGATGCCGACTTTGCTAATATGTCAATTAAAGATACAGATTTGGAAAAAGTAAAACTAGGAGAACGAGGTTTCTATCATAAGTATGTTGAAAGAATAAACAAAAAAGAAGAATATCGAGACTTAATGTTTAAAAGATCGTATGCTCAATATATTGCAAATTCTTTAGGGTTAGAATCTTATATAAATAGAGCCCGTCCGGGCGGAAGTAATACTTACATGTTTTATCGTATTATGCAAGATATTAATTCTGGTATAATTGAGAAAGATGATATAATTTTTGTAGGTTTTACAAGTTTAAATCGATATACTTGGTACGATAAAAATTCTAATGAATTTATCCCAACGACTGTTGCTGGAGGTCCTTGGCCTAATGCTAAATTTCAAAAACAATACATATTAAATGTATCTGATAAAGAATATATATTAAACGGTATACAAACCTATTATGCTATAAAAGAAATTACAAAAGAGTTTAGATTTTTCTATCAAACAACCCAATGGCCATACACTCATACTTATAATCAATATAACGCTGGTATGGAGTTTTGGAAAATTTTAAAAGAAATAGATGACAATTCGTTGTTACCCGAAACGTGCTTGTTTTACGATATGCCTAAACCCAACGAATGGAAAAAATATTCGCATGCTTTCGGTCATCCATATAAAGAATATCATGAAAGTTACGGTAAAAAGTTAGGAGCAGCAATCCTTGAAAAAATCTAGTTTTTGTAGTTTTCCTTTTGATACAATATTCTTAGGTGCAGACGGTTTAGTAAAAACTTGTTGTAGTGCAAGAGATACCATAGGTGATCTTAACGCTCAATCTATAGAAGAAATTGTAAATGGAGATAGAGTAAAAGAAATACGCCGTGGGATCATAAGTGGCAACTGGGATATGAAAAATTGCAGTCAATGTCACGAATTAGAAAGTGTAGGGGCATTTACAGAACGACTAGCTAATGCACATCGGTTTGATGATATGAAAAACTTTACAGAAAATGACTTTGTCCTTCAGCAAATTGATCTGCGTTGGAGTAATACTTGCAATCTAGCATGTAATTATTGTTACGAATATTTTAGTAGTATATGGGCAAAAATACTTAACAAATATATGGATCCATTAAAAGATAGTAGCGATCTATTAAGTTACATTGAGCATAATAATGATACAGTAAAATATGTTAATTTGCTAGGTGGAGAACCGCTGCTTCAAAAAGAAAATCATAAATTATTCGAATTGTTAGACAAAAATGTCAAAGGGTACATATTAACAAATTTAAGTGTACCTATTGAAACAAACAAAATAGCAACTAAAATTATAGAAGAATTTTCTAACATTAGTTGGGGTGTAAGTTTTGATAATGTTGGCAAAAGATTTGAATATGTAAGACATAGAGCCGATTGGGATCTTTTGGTACATAACATAGATTACGTAAGCCAGAGAGTTAACGAGTTTAGTATACATCCTCTTTATAACATCTATACTGCATTTAATTTAGTAGAATTGTACGAATTTTTAGAAACTAAAAAGATTAATAACATATATTGGTGTGCAGTTATCAATCCAAAACATTTTAGTGTATTTGATTTGCCTTTAAAGATGCGTCATAGGGCATACAAAGAAATTAGTAAAGTATTAGATAGATGGGGCGATAGATTTGAAACTGCTAGACTGTTAGACATACAAAAAGATTTACTAGCAGAAAGACCGGTAAAGAATTATAAATTTTTAGATTATACAAAAAACTTAGAAACAAAACTACATCCTGATAAAAAATACACTTTTGCAGAACTTTGGCCTGATTTAAATAAAAGATTGCAAAAATTTGAAAACAGTGTTAAAATATAAGTCATGTATGATATTTTCTATATAGGTAATCAAGCGTTAAAAGAACACTTCCCTACAGCAAAGTGTGTAGAATCTTACGAACAAGCACAAAAAATATCTCTTACAAAAATGTTTTGGCTCATATGGCCTGATATAGATGTATGCCAAGACTTTGATTTTTCGTACACCGTAGATGTTTATGATCAAAAGTATACACATGTGTTTAAAAACGGTAACTATTACGATGGTATATGTTTGTTTCCAAAAGGCCGAACAGTACACAAACGAGAAATAGACTTTATGTTCTTTACTCAAAAGAAGGAAGTAGACATTGTTGCAAGCACTCCTAAGCCTTACGACATAGTATTCATAAGTTACAACGAACCAAATGCAGACGATAACTACAAAGCTCTACAACAGCGTTTTCCTAGAGCAAAACGTGTACACGGTGTAAAAGGAATACACAACGCACACATAGCCGCAGCAGAGATATGTGATACTGATATGTTTTGGATTGTAGACGGCGATGCACAGATCGTAGATGACTTTAATTTTCAATACCAGGTGCCAAAGTGGCAACGTGATCAAGTCTTTGTATGGCACAGTCGTAATCCTATAAATGATTTAGAATACGGCTATGGCGGAGTTAAATTGTTTCCTAGAAAAGAAACACTTGCTATGGATACAAATAGCACCGACATGAGTACTAGTATTAGTCCTAAATTTAATGTAGTTGATCAAGTATCTAATGTTACAGCATTTAATACAGGTGAGTTTGAAACTTGGAAAAGTGCATTTAGAGAATGTGCAAAATTATCTAGTGGAATTATTAATAGGCAAGAAAATGAAGAAACAGAACAGCGATTACACACGTGGTGTACGGTTGGAAATGATAGAGAATATAGTGAGTTTGCTATTAGTGGTGCTTGCGCTGGGCGTGAGTTTGGTTATGCAAATAGAGATAATAAAAATACTCTTTCGTTTATAAACAACTTTGATTGGTTAAAAGCACAGTTTAAAGGGGCATAAATTTACCTACTAACATATAACGTGTACCTCTAGTATCTTCTACTTCTTCTTTAAAAAGTACTTTTGCACGTTCTGGTAGTTGTTCTTCAAATTCTTCTATACTGTTAACACAATTAACATGACCTTCTATACCAAACATGTTGTTTGATTGGAACGCAAAGTAACAATCGCTAGAAATTTTTGGATCTTTACCTGGAATGTTATCTTCTTTTATTGCACCTGGTCCAAACCATTTCCATTCTTTCATAGGCAACATATGTTCGCAACTGGTATTAATAATCAAATTAGTTTCAACATATTGCTTCCTACATGTAGCAAATATATCATCAGCAATATATGTTACATTTTTGTAGTTAGGAAACAACCTATTTTTAGCAATTTGAAGAGGTTCGTTATCTAAGTCTATACTAATTATTTTCTTTACAGTATTTGCTAGAGATGGAATCAGTATACTTCCGTACCAGCTGCCCCATATTACAACTGTTGACTCTTTGTTTAAAATATTTAGATCCTTAACTGCATTTAGTAATGCTGTTTTAGAAGACATTTGATTACTGCTGAAAGAATCTAGCAATGTGTCTTTGTGTTGGGGATGATCTTTTATCACTTGATAGACATTTGTTAGTAAATCAATGTCCATATTAGGAAAAGCAGCATTATATATGTATTTTAGAAATGAAACACTGTCATCATCTTTTAAAGCAGTAAGTATATTATAAACTAATTCTGTATTAGGTTTATTATTATTAAAAGATAAAATATTTTCAATGTTTTTTAATTCTTCTCTTTCAATCATTTTCTCACCAATATATTATCAACTACTAGAATATCTAATCCGCATTTATTAAATGTGTTAATTGCATCTTCTGGAGTTTCAACAATTGGTTCTTGACAATTAAAACTAGTGTTCAATAACATCGGAACACCAGTAAGTTTGTAAAACTCATTGATCAACTCATAGTAACGTTCGTTAAACTCTTTATTAACAGTTTGTATACGAGCAGTACCGTCTACATGTGTTACTCCTGGAATAGTGTCACTTGTTACAGGCATTATACGACTCATGTAAGGACTTGGCTGATTAGTATCAAAATAATCTTTATAATGTTCTTCTAATACACTAGGTGCAAACGGACGGAAATCCTCTCTTAGTTTAATTTTGCTGTTAATTATATTTTTTATGTCAGCATTGCGAGGATCGGCGAGTATACTGCGATTGCCTAATGCACGGTTACCACTTTCGCTACGTCCTTGAAACCATCCAACAATTTTTCCATCGGCAATATGTTGTGCAACATGTATTGCAAGTTCGTCAAACGGCAATATTTCATAATTTAAACCAACAAAAGCACCCAAGTTTAATACATGATCTCTACCAGAGTAAACACTAGGTACATGCACTTCATTTTCTAATGTATACCTAGCATGCATATATGTACCTAAAGATTGACCTTCATCTCCTGCTGCGGGCGGAACATAAACATTTGTATAATGTTTTGTAAGTTCTTCGTTCATATAACCGTTATATGCAACTCCTCCCGCAACACAAATGTTTTCACAAGATTTTAACGGATATACATATTTCTTAATTAATTCAATCGTTGCATATTGTAATGTATAGGCAACATCTTCTTTATTGGCTTTTTCTAAAACCTTTCTACCAAAGCGAGGTAGTTTGTGATCAGCATTGTGTAGATAGTGTTCTATAAGAGCATGCACACGATAATCATACTTACCATATCCTGCAAGGCCCATTACTTTCCCTGCACCTAAATAACCGAATCCCAGATCCTGTGCAAGTCTATTCCACAATCCTCCTATACTTAGTTCGTTATTTAAATTTTTAATTTTGCCTGTTTTATCTATAAAGATACAATTAAATTGCCAACCTCTTCCGTCTATTGCTAATATGTCGCTTTCTTCGTATCCACTAGATAAAAACGCATAAGCAGCATGGCTTTGATGATGATCGATGTAATAGTATTTGTCTGTTTGATATTTGTCCCACAAGTTTTTAGGATAAAAATGTAAAAAGTCTTTATCACCTATGTGATGTTCTAGCAAATCCAGGACAAATTCTTGTCCTAAATTAGATACAGTAAATGCAAATAGTGTATTTTCATCTGTTTGTGATTCGTTGTACATAGGCAAAATATAATCATTAAAAAACTCTCTACTTGGACTAGGATCATGAGAGTTGTCTGGGTTTAGATTATGTTTTACCCTGTTGTGTCTTTCTATTTGGTTATGAAACACTCCGTCATATGTATTATGATCGTGGATGTTAATAGCTGCTGAGTAAATTTTCATTTAATCCTCTAGTGCAATTTTTTCTAAAATTTCTAATCTTCTTGCGGGCGGCCTCGGAGGAATAATATCCATGCATCCTTTGCAATAATTTTCAAACTCAAACAATTCGTAATTCATCATCTTTTCAATATTTTCTTTAGTAACATCAAACTGACGACTACCGTTAATTACTTTACGACTGCAATGGCGTATTTTTTGTATTTCAAAATCAAACACTGGTACTTGCGGGAATTTTGCACATACTCGTCTATCAAGTTCTGGTGCTTGTACTATTTTATGATCGCTGAAAAAATCAGGACTGCGAGAATTATATTCTTTAAATTCTGTGTTTTTATGATCAAGTATACTTAGATCAAAATTTTCTCTGTATTTAAAGTAGTTTGGAGTTTCTATGATAAGATTATAGTTATTCTTATCATTCTCTTCAAAGAACTCATAGTTTCCTAATTTTTCTATTCTATCTTCATAGAAATCCAGCACTAGGTGTTCTATATAGATAATTTCTGGATCTTCGAGAACATGCGGATAAAATTTGCGTATAAGACTATTGGATAAAACTTGTATTACTAAGTTTTTGTGTTTTTTAATTTCTGCAATAACTTCGTCTAAATTCTTAATAAGTCCCGGCTCACCACCTAACAAACATATGCGTGTTTTGTAGGGACTTAATCCGTCAAGTATAGTTTTTAGAAAATCCATATCTACATCTAAGTTACGCATTTCAAGAGTCCACGCTGTGCAATAATGACAGCTCTTGTTGCAACTTTTAGATAGATAAAAATCTACTGTTCGATACTCACCGCGTTTTAAATCTTCAAGTGTTAATGACATTAATTATTATTCCTCATTATTGATTATACTACTAAAATTATAAAAAGTCAAGAATAATCATTTTTATCATAATATCTGTACAATGTCTTCAAATGCAGGTTTGAGATCTTCTGCTTCTAAAGTTCCCTTTATAACGTCTTCTCTATAATAAGATGCTTTTCCTGCGGTCATTACCAGCATAACCCTATGATCATTTGGATTAAGTGGGAATTCTTCCTCCTCCCAAAATTCTCTAGCTGTAGGAGTACACAATGTATGCGAAATATCTAAACCATTTGCTAAACATTCTCTTGCAAGATTGTTTGCAAACATACCTATTTCTAATGCACTAGTTTTAAAAAATATAGCAGGATAATTTTTATGCATTTGTTCGTATGTTCTACCTTCATCTCTACTATTTTGCTGCCAAGGATTAAGATTTTCTGCATGTCTTTGAGAAAATACAAATATATAAGGAGCGCTCATAATATTATGATATTGAGGAAAACTATTTTTATCAGTATAGCGTTTTTTATAAAATTCTTCTATTGTAATGTTAGGATCGTCAAACTTTCTTTCATTTTCTATACATAAATTATATATTTTTGTTTTTAAATCTCTTCTTTTAGGTCCTACTACTTGCACTCTATAGGGCATAAAGTTATTTTTGCTTGGGGTTATTTTCCAAGCGTTTTGCAAACAAGCATAAATTAATGACTCTTTCACATTTGTCCTAGTGTCATATTCTTTAACGTATCTATATCTTGTCAAAACTCTATCTGGCATATTATTTTCCTATTATGTAGATTTGTATGTATATTTTTTAGGCGATCTAATTAATTTTAGGTCAATAAATCGTGTTAATATATCTAACTTTTCCCAATATTTATTGCGTTTTATAAAATTATAAAGCTCACAAAAAGCTTTTTGACTTTTATCATGACTACATATACCGGGTATCATTACATCATCGCACAACGGCAAATACAACTGACAATCATAACCTCTACCAAGGAATTGACTCATGGACAAGTTACTACTGTGTAATACACATCCTGATGTATTGGTTCCTCCAAAAATAATATTTGTATTATTTTGGTCAAGTATAAATCCTTCTTTTCGCAACGTTTTTTCAAATGTAGCAAACGGACGATCTTTTTCTACAAAGTACCATTTCCAACCTTTATCCCATGTTGCTTGATGATGCAGATCTTTGCTAGTTTGGTGATATATGTGTGTAGATACAATGACGTTTTTCTCTCTATCTAAAAACGGGTCGTTTATAATATCTTGCAAAGCATATCTTCTATAACGATTAGCAAAATCATCAGACAGTCCGTCATGACCATCCATGTCCATTAAAAATAAAAGTGTATTTTCCATGCTATACCCTTAAATTATATTTGCATCTGCAAGCTCTTCTTGCTTTTTCATTGCATTGTCCCAAGATTTAAATAATGCTTCCTTTTCTGGTGTTATTTTTTGAGGAATGTAAAATTCTTCTAATTCTGGAAAAACGTCAAATAAGTGCATCTCCCATTTAGTTCCTTCGTAGAATTTGTCTACTCTTAACATGTATTCAAATATATCTTGAATGTTAACATCTGGTTCTGCAGGCATTTCGAGTGCAGCTACTACATCTGGCCAATCTGTGTACTTTGGAATTAACTGCTGTTTTAATTTTTCTGGCAAGTTGTTTGGACGTAAATGTTTAGGAGTATCTACGTGAGCCCAGTTGAGCTGATTAATAATTGGATTTTCTTTACACCAATCTACTACTTCGTAAAATCTAAGAACACTTAGGAATGATACAAGTCCGTTAAAGTCTACAACAACGTTTGGATACTGTTTACAAAATTCAATATTCTCTACTACCTTGTTCCAGTCTGTTCTTCTACGCATATATTCAATAGGAGCACCAATACCGTCAACAGATGCAACAACAGTTACTCTATCAAAATGCGGAATGTACTTAAACAAGTTGTGCTTTCCTGCTTTAGTTTCTGTAAGATTAGTTTGATATTTAATTCTTATTCTGTTTGAATGGCCTGTTTCGATAAGCTTGTCTAACATTTCGTAATGTTTCTTCATAATCAAAGGTTCACCACCGATGATTTTGATGCTCTTGATATATTGTGCAATTTCTACTATTTGCTCTGTAATACCTTCGGTCTTGTCTTTCATTACTAAAGAAAAGTATTCGTCTCTACCTTTACTTCTTTGGCCAAAGATTTTGTCACTCCAGACTCCTTTATCTGCAACATTCATTCTTGTAGTAGAGTTAGCATGTTGACACATATAACAGTCTAGATTACATTCCGATCCGTAAATTTTTAGTTGTACTTCGAATATTCTTCCAGCACCTTGTAGTTTAAACTCGCCTGTTTCTTTAAATTTCGAAACTTGTCGTTCAATTTTGTCCCAAAATTTAGGATCGTTAGTGTGTATTTTCATACAGTTTGTTCTACGTGATCTACCATATCGGTCTTCGTCTGCTCTACAACGACGACAGTACTTGTTTACTGCTTCTAGGTTGGATCCCGGAGTAGTCATTTCTCTACGTAAAGAGTTCATATAGTCGCTATTTTCCATCCACTCTTTAAGAGGAACCTCTTCAACAGACAAGCCTGAAGGAGCACCAAAGCAGCAGGCACCATATTGTCCATCGATTTCTGAATAAATCTGAGTAAATGGAATAGTGCAAAAGTAGATATCTTTATTTTTAGCTTGTTCTACAATAGAATCTTTTTGAGCAGCAATTTCTGCTCCTTCGTCACTTAAACGTTTCCACCATTCTTCGGTATTAACATTACCTGGAGTAGAGTCGTCTCCAGGCCCGCCCTTTGTTAAGTGCTCGGGTAGGTCTTTTTTCTTGCTCATGCTGTTTCCTTATCTTCTTCCCATACTAAGTCAAATGCCCATTTTCTTTCGTGACACCAAAAACACTGATGACATTCTCTTGTAAAATTATCAGTTTGTCGTGCTGTGCCAACACACGAGCGTGTCATCGGAAACAGTGTTTCCATTAGTCCGTTTTCTTGATAAACTCCTGCTACGAATTTTTTGTCTACATTTATATAAGCTTGATAGATATTTAAAAATTCGCTTTCTCTATATTTTCTATATTCTTCTACTAGAGGCTTATCTTGATCTCGTCTGCGTTCAGCCTTTTCATAAAACCCAAGTCTTTTCATTTCTTCATCTGGTGGGTTTCTAGTCATACCGTCTAGTCTAACTGCACCTGGATGCTGTGTCATAATATTCCAATTTATTCGATCAACTTGTATTATCTTAGAAACTTGTGTTCTACGCATTCCTGTAAATTGCGGGTACTTTTCAGTGACCTCGTCTACCTTTTCAAAAGTTACAAAGTCTTCAGTTTTGTCATTAAAGTCAAAAATTTGTATATCTCTAATATTGTTATTAGGAAATTCTTTTTGCATCCATTCTACAATTTGTGCAGCAGCATCAGCATCTTTTGGTGCATTTTGATCTCTACATGTAACAGGATAAACTATAATTTCTGGAAAGTTTTTAGCAACTAAAAATAGCAATGATGCAGAATCTGCTCCTCCTGATAATGAAATAGTTACTTTTTCTGGAACCTCTACTGGAAATAAATTTATTTTTTGACCTCCGTAGGTAAGTTTCATATTGTACTCCTTATTGTTTCAATAGTACTTAGCACTTCTTCTTCGGTCAACCAAGCGTGTATGGGCAAACTTAATATTGTATCTGCTACTTTCTTAGAATTTTGACACACGTCTGATCTTAATATTTTCCCTTCATACATACCATTAGCACTTAGAGGCGTTTCGTAGTGTATGCTTGCATTTAGGGCATTTTTAACATGCTTGCGAGTGTCTTTATCTTTAAAGCGTATGACATACTTGTGATAATTGTTGTCTAGTGCATTGGACACCTTTGGAGTAACGATAGGCAGATCTGCAAATGCTTCGTTATACTTTTGTGCAATAGATTGACGCTTTTGTTGATTAGTCTCCATATGTTTCATACGTTGATCAATAATGCGAGCATTAAGAACGTACATGCGACTGTTGTACCCTAGAACATCAAACGTTTGATCTTTACCATGTCTTCGAATCATTTTAAGACGTTTAGCAGTATGATCATCGTCTGTTAGTACAACACCACCGCCGTTGATACCTGCAATAACTTTGTTACTGTTAAAGCTGAACACGCTACAATCGCCGATTGTACCTGCTCTAACACCGTCTAAACTGCTGCCTAGTGCTTGTGCAGCATCTTCGATAAACAGTATGTCATGCTGCTTGCAGAACGCTTGTAGTACGCTTGTGTCCTCCATATGACCAAACAAGTGTACATATACTATCGCTTTTGTACGGTCGCTGTACATACGCTGTACGCTGTCTAAACTCATCTGATAAGTGTCTAGGTCAATGTCGCAGAACACAGGGGTAGCGCCTACCATATCCACACAACTAGCACTAGAAATCCAACTGAAGTCTGTTACTAGCACTTCATCTCCGGGCCCTATACCGTGCGCTTTTAGTGCAAAGTGTAGTGCGTCTGTAGCACTGGCAACACTTACACAATGCTTACGTCCTAGACGTTCTGCAAAGTTACGTTCCCACTCTTCATTATTCTCATAATTCATTTGACTCATAAATTCGTCAAAAATTTCTAGATATGCTTGTTTATTTTCTTGGTACTCTCTATCCCACGCATCGTATGCTGTCATTTTTTTGTCCTTGCTAATCTACGAACACGTTGCCAATTTTCTATTTCTCTAGTTTTATGACCCCAAGACTCGCCTTTGATTTTTTCTGCTGTATTTTCTTTGGATGGTTGGCCCATTTCCATTTTAACGTTTTTTCTGTATAGACCGTTATCTGGATTAAAGCCTCTGTTGGTCTTAATTAACAATAGTGCAAAGTTTTCTTCCTTTGCAATTTCAATAGCACGATCTACTTCGTGTTCGTTATAACCAAAAATAATATATTGCCAGACAATAGTGTGTCCTAGGTCTCGCCCCTGTTGCATACGTTTCCATACATCTTTAAAATTAGATCCTACACGATACAGCTCGCTTTTCTCATCAATACCGTCTACACCAAAGTACCAAGCATTTTCTCCAACGCCGTAGCTGTATGCTTCATCCCACCATTCGTCTGGGCGATGACTACCGTTAGTTGCAATACGCATAGCACGGCCTTGGCCGTCGCACATTTTAAGAAAGTTTAAAAAATTTGGATGATATATAGGATCAGAAATTTGCCCACAGAATGTAAGACCATTATCGTAATAATTTAGTAATTTTTGAAAATCTTTTTCTTCTAAATCAAAATTTCTTCTGATTTGATCTTGGCTAGTAGTTTTTTGTCTAATACATTGCGGACAACGAATCAAGCATCTATGACTAATATCTAAATTAGGCCTAGCATATTTTTGATTCATTGCGTACACGTCAGTAATTCTACCCATTACTTTCCCCCCAACAGTCTTGCAGCTTTGCGTTCTTCTTCGTGAAGATGTTCTTTGTCTACGTCGACACCGCATTTCTTTTTACACATATAGGATGCATTCATAGGGTCGTAAAGTAATGTAGTAAAAAAGTTTTCCCATTGATCAGATCTAAAGATGTCTTCTAGTTTTTCATTGTTAGCAACAGCCAGTTCAGGATCTTTTAAACCCGATTCTACTATATATCTATACACAGGAGGATCATCCATCCAACAGCATGGCAACATAAACCCGTCGCTAGTGTATGCTGCTCCTTTGTTTACATTTTCATGGAATTTTAAACATTTTGGGTCAATTTTCATTAAGTTCCTCCATAGCATTTATTATTGCAGTTACATCTGGATCTTTTATGTCACGCTTCCAATAAACACTGCCGCCGTCTATTATTGTTTTATCACGCAAATAGATAACATCCTTGCCGTAGTACTTGCACTCCTGAAAGATTCGTGGAGCTGGATCAAACGTTTCTTTAGTATATACATAAGTTTGAAACATGCTCATCAAGTTCTGAACTGGTACAAAAATATTGTTATTTTTATCATTGATATAGTTTGCATCATATGTTAATATACCATGATCAGGAAACTGATCAATAACCTTTTCAACTGATGCATAATATTTGTCATTTGTGCCTAAAAACAAATATTTAAATTTTGGGTTATTTACAAAGGGTTTATAAATTGAAAAATTAATAGTTTTTTCAAAGTGCTTACCCACACCGTTGGGGTAAACTTCTGTGTCGCATAAATCTACAACAGTTTGAGGTTTAAAAAAATCTACAGCAATAGGATATTCTTTTGGATGATTTTCAGAATATACTGAAATAATTTTTCCAGAAAATACTTTATGTAATGTTTGTTTCTGCTGTTCTGTATAATCTCTAAAACTTTGCCATGCAAGTGTTATCATACTACGACCCATTACTAATGTAACATCGTTCTTGTTAGGAGTAAAGTCATCTAGTATAACATTTTTGCAATGTATGTATTTGTTAGCAATTGAAGTAAGGTAATCTAAATGTTTAAATTTTCTATGACATACTATAACAACTTGGGCATTAATTCCTAAACTGTTTAAATACGAACAGTACTCATAGCTATAGTATAAAAGACCGTCTACAGGTTTACTTGTAACAACAATATTGATCATAAAAACCCTATTTTGTTAGATTGTCTTTTAAAACTTGTAGAGCAGCAGCACAATGATTTGTCGCTTGAGTGTATCCATGCTTATCAAAAAGATCTTCAATTTTGTTTAATAATAAATCATAAGCAACAAATTCCACATGAGTTGATTGAAGCTGTAATTTCTTTTTTGTAAAGAACATACTAGATGTATGCGTCATTGCTGCAAAATCTCCATCACTCAAACAATACACAAGTGCTTGTATAACATATCTAATATCACGTGAACATTTGTCAAAATACTTTGTTCTATCAGGATATTTGGCTTCTACCCATGTGCTAACTTCTTCTGAAAATTTTTGTTTGCAAGAAAGTAGTAGTGCGCTTTCTGTTTGATACATATTGTACTCCGGGTAAGTAATATATTTATTAGGTTGACTTTATCCTTGTAATATACTATAATATAACATAAAATTTAAACAAAGTCAATAAGGATTTTTATGAAAGTTTTAAGATTAAAAGAGTTTGGTGAAGAACGGTTTTTACAAGAACTTGCAAATTTTTCACAACAAAACTTTCCTGGCGACAAACGTAACAGAGATTGGTTTAACAGGTTACCTGAAATTTATAAAACTAGATTTATCGATTGGTTTTTCTTAATAGACAATACCGAACTTGTTGCATTTTCAACTATACAAGAATTTAACCCTAAATGTTATCGTGTTCTTACTCGTACATATTATAATCCAAAGTATAGAAGAAAACATTCTGCTTATGAGAGAACACAAAAAACTCCAGCCATGTGGATGTTAGAAGAACAATTAGATTATTTAAAAAATTATGATACTCTTTTTATCTCCATGCAGGATTTAAATCGCCGTAGAATGTTAGAACAACTTAGGAAAAAATTAGGCAACGAATGGATAATGCATCCTCAAATGATACAAACATGTAATGAAATACACGATGTAAATTGTTGGCAAAATGTTATATACAAAGGAAATCCGCCTAATTTGCCTAGCATCACTATAGACAAATGGCGTGGAATGAAGCAATAAATATTAAAAAGGATTGTAAATTTGAATGAGTTATATAACAATTTGACTGCATATGGACATTTTTGTCCTACAAAATTGATGATGCACGACCCTCAAAAATTTGTAGAC